TCCCCTCCCCCCCTGCCCGGGGGGGTAGGGGGGGTACTTGGGTTCTCTGGGTTCGGGGGGCCAAAACGGCCCGGGTTGGAGTCCGAATCGGCCCGGGTTGGCGCTCCAACGGGGGCCGATTCGTCCCGGGACGATCCGGCCCGGGTTGGCTCGTCATCGGGGGCCGATCCGGCCAGGGTTGCAGGCTCAACGGGGGCCGATTCGTCCCGGGACGAATCGGCCCGGGTTAGGACCTGGCCGAGGGTCCCGTGGGCGACCTCGGGCGCCAGCTCGTAGCGCCTCGCGACTCGCCCCCGGGACCGGTGGAGGCACCGGATCACGCCCATCTCCTCGAGGTCGCGGAGCGCGCGGCGAGTGTGCCGCTCGTCGACCCGCGCGAGCTCGGCGATCCGCTCGACGGTCGGCCAGGCCACGCCGTCTCGGGAGTGGATCGTCAGCACCCACAGCACGCGCAGCTGGCGCGCCGTGAGGTCGGCGAAGCGGTCGTCCGCGACGATCGCGGCCATGCGGTCCAGGACTCCGATCATGCTCTCCTCCGGGTCTGGAGCCGCTCTCGGCCCTCGGGCGTCACCTCGGCGACCATGTCGGTCTGGACCGAGCACAGCACCTCCGCGGCGAGCTTCGAGACCGTCTTCCGGGCGTGGCGCCGATCCGGCCGCGAGGGCGGGCACCAGGCGCCGTCGTCCCACAGCAGGATGCCGTGCTGCACCAGGTCCTCGAGGGCCGCGGCCTGCTCTGGGGTCAGCTGCTTCCTCTGCGTCGACGAGGCCAGCGCAGCCGGGGCGTTCCAGCGGCCGGGCGTCGACGTCGACCCGAGCTGCCGCCTCCCGGCCTCGGTCAGCGTCACGACCATGCAGCCCTTGGCGACCTGCCGGGACGCGAGCTTCCCCTCGACCAGGGCCGCGATCGCGCGGACACCGATCACGACGCCTGGGGCCCGGTAGCAGCTGTCGAGGTCGACGCGCTGGAGATGGCCGTGCTGCTGCATCGCGCGGAGCGCGCGCAGCCCGGTGTCGGTGAGACGCTTCATCGACTGGTCCTCCGGCTGTGGCGCGCCGCGTGCGGGCACGTGGCGAAGTGCGACACGTGCGAGGCGGGCGCGCGGATCGCCACCGCCTGGCCGCTGTCCGGGTCGAGTTCGAGCTCGTAGACCGGGGCGACCAGGTCGAGCGGGATCACCTTTCCCTCGGGCGTCCGGGCGAACGTCAGCTCGCGACCGCAGGACTTGCAGGGGCGGCGCGTCACGTTCCGACCTTCCTGAGTGGCTGAGGCCGACGAAGCACCTCTCTCACGGCTTCCGCCCAGGTGCGACGATGGCCGTCCTCAACCACAAGATCGAGGATCGCACTCAGACGTGCGCATTTCTCCGCGCGTACGAATCCGGTCCACGCCACGAGCTCCTGGACAATCGACTTCTCCGGCACGATATCGACAGCAAGGCAGACTCCGACGTCGCACGGATCCATCTTGTTAGATCGGCGGGGTTCGGTCACCAGCAGGAAGACCTGTGGCAACACCACGTCATCGACACTCGCATTGGGGTCCCCGGCCGCAGGAACGCCCTTCCGGAATTCATCGAACGCATAACCCTCGATCCCAGACTCCGGGCGCTCGCCGCGGACCAGCCGCGGCTCCTTCATCTGGTAGAACGAGCCATCAATCAGGACACGGTTCGTCCCGTCGCGGACCTCGATGACGCCGTCGATGCCCTTCTGATCCAGCGCGCGAGAGCACACGTGCAGGCGGACGTCGACGTCGGGCATCTCCGGAAGCTGGCGCTGGAGCTTGTTCGCGAGGTCCATCGACCTCGCTATGCGCCGCTCCTTCACCTGGGGATTGTGAGCGAACGACCACGACAGCTGCTTATTCTTCATCTGCCCTTACCCCCTTCCGTGTTTCGCTAAGTGCCTTCCACACGCGCTGCAAGACGGCCTCCTTGTGCCGCAGCTCCAGATCGCGGTGCGCCCGGACCTGACGCAGCAGGGAGACGAATTGCAGGGCGAAACCATCGACGATCCGTGCTGCGCGCTCCTCCGGATCGACTTTCTGCTTGCCCTTTGGTGGTTCAGTCGCCGATGTGATCGCCTCCGCCCACCGCTGCGCCGCCAACTCCAGCTGCTCCTCCTTCTTCGCCTGGAAGTCGACGGCTCCGGCCTCCTGGATCTCCTTCGCGCGTTGTTCCCGCGTCCGCTTGCGATCGTCGGCCGCGATCCTGATGGCAATCTGATCAACGAGAGCCATCTCGTGGTCTGCGACCTGCTGTGCCGATTCAAAGGGGACGCTCAGAGAGTGCGCTGCCGATTCCCGAAGCGGTTCGTCGAGCTCCTGCCCCGCAGCGCGCACCCCGACCGTCTCGCCGCCGTGCGCGGTCTTGCGGACACCCCACTTGGTGCCCGGCGTGGCCGCGGCGACCAGGCGGTCGAGCCCTGAGGCCGTGCGCTCATCCAGACGAACACGTCGCGCGACGTCGGTCCGGGCAGGTTTGTATTCCGATACAACCTCCCCCGGCCACCCGTGCCGAAGCCGCAGGTAGGCGGCGACGCGGTCGCGCCAGGGTGCGTCCTTGCGGTTGAAGTTGGCGTCGAGGATGTAGCCCTCGACGTGCTGCTCGTCCCAGTCGGCGGGCAGGTCAGCGGTCTTCGGCTCGATGCCCAGCTTCGCGCACGCGCGCGCTCGATGCCGGCCGTCGACGATCATCCCGTGCCACAGGGCCACGGGGACGTCCTGCCCGCGCTCGGAGATGGACTCGGCGAGTCGATCGACGGCCGCGTTGTCGATCGCGAGGACGTCGAGCAACGGATGCACAGGCGTACCAGCGATATCGCTAAGCGGCTTCACGCTGGGCGAGGCTTGGCCACGGATCTCGGCCTGCTTGCGCTCCACGGCCTTCCGGAGTTCGTGGATCTCAGCCATCGTGATCCCCTCCTGTCGCGGCGGTCGGCTGGACGACCTGCGGGCTGGGCGCCGTGCACTTCCGGTGCTCGGCGACGAACTCGTCACCGACCTTGGTCAGCAGCCGGGCCGAGCAGGGGAACGACACCTGGACGTAGGCGGCGCAGACCTCGCACTCGAACCGGTGGCGGATCGTCGAGAAGACGATGTGGGCCGGATCAGCCACGCTGCACCTCCGCGGCCGCGGCCGGCTGGGCGGTCTCGAGCGCGTGGCGCGCGCGCTCCGCGCAGTCCTGGTGCTCGGCGTGGAACTGCCGGGAGACCTCGGCGAGGAACCCCAGCGGGATCTGCTCGCGCCAGGCGAGCCGGAGGAACCCCTTGCAGGCCCGGCAGCGCAGCAGGTTCCCGGTCCGGGAGTAGACGACGTGCTCGGCGGCCTCGATGCGCTCAGCCAAGGTCCACCCCCAGCGCCACGAGCGCGACGGCGGCGAGCAGGGCGAGGACGACCAGGCTGCCGACCGCGAGGATGCCGACCTCGGCGCGCCGCTGCCGGTCGGCGCTGGCCGCGATCTCGCGCTCGAGAGCCTCGCGCTCCCGGCGGGCCCGGATCAGGGACAACTGCGCGGCGTGGCGCGCGGCGTACTGCAGGCGAACATCGCGCAGGCCCGCACCATCGCGGTCGGGGTGAGCCGTCATGCGCCACCTCCGAACACGAGCCAGCTCAGGCCGGCGCCAGCGAGGAAGGCGAAGAACGCGACCACGGCGATCGCGACCAGGCACATCGACCCGACCGCGTCGTCGGTGATCTCCTGGGCCGAGCGGCCCTGGCCGCCGGCGACGAGCGGCGGCGCCACCGCCCCCTGGGGTGCTGGCGAGTCGTCGTAGCCCCAGCGCGGGTAGCCGATCAGCGGCAGGTCCGGCGGCACGAGCCGCGGCCGGTGCGGCAGGACGACGTAGCCCTGACCGAGGCAGGTCTCGCAGCCGACCTCGGTGTCGAGCTCGCCCGAGCAGGACGGGCAGGTGGTCAGGTGCGTCATGCGGCACCTCCGCCCCAGACGAAGGCCAAGCCGATCGCGACGACCAGCAGGGTGTTCGCCACCATCACCAGGCGCAGCGCCAGCCGCAGCCGGTGGACCTGCAGCTCCAGCTGGTCCACCCGGCTGGGCAGACGTTCCATCCAGATCCGGTGCACGCGGTTGCCGGCGGCGCCGGTGCGCTCCTGGAGATCGGCCAGGTCGCTGCGCAGCCGCTCGACGTCCGCCGAGAGCGCCGCGGTGACGTCGTCGTCCTCGCCACCGAGACGATCGCCGGCGACCGGCGCCGCCGGGTCGAGGTGCTGGTCGGGGGCGGCGGCGCGCGCGAGGTTCCGCCGGGCCGCGAGCCACCAGTCGAAGCGGAACCCGGGCTCCGGCTGATCGGCGCCGATCCGGAACACCCGGAACCGGTAGGAGTGGGGTGTCGAGCCCGGGACCATCTGGCCGACGCGGCCGTTCTCGGACCCGTACCGATCGAGCGCCTTCACCTCGGCGTCGGCGCGGCTGGCCGCCACCAGCTGAGGAGGGATCCTCAGATCGAACTCGCCGTCGCCAAAGTCATCCACGTCACCGTGGTGCCAGCGGATCCCGGCGAGCGGCCAGCACTCGACGTCGACCAGGCGGCCACCGACGACCCGAGCCCTGGTCTCGGACGGCCAGGCACCCATCGGAATCTCCTCGCCCTCCCTCGAGCCCCACACCTCGACGCTCCTGCCGTGCCAGGTGGGGACCTCGGGAGCCGACCGCGCGGCGGCGGCCGGCGCCGGCGACACGTCGCCCCCGAGACCCCTCAGCCGGCCGAGCCGGCTCTCGAGTTCGAGCTCGTGGCGCTCGATCGGCGACGTCGAGGCACTCGGGTCCGTGGTGAGGATGGAGTGCGGAACACGGCTCTCAGAGCCGCTCTCAGGGGCATGGTTGCGCTGCATGGGAAACGCAGCCTGCCGGACTCAACTCGTGCTGGCGAAGACGCTTGGGGTGCGCTACAGTGGCACGTCGCGCGCGTGACGCTCACATTCCCAAGCTGGATGTCGAGGGTTCGAATCCCTTCGCCCGCTTACGCAAGTCCTTGCGGCTGCCTCGGTTGGTAGTCTCCGGGTGCGCGGGGATGAGTGCTCCGGCGCTCGTCTCCGCGAACCGTGGTGAGGTTTGGAACGTGGGAAGAAGCACGAACGGACGTTCCGGGTCGCCGAAGCAGGCGAGGCCTGGCCGTCGCCCTGCGCGCATGGCGAAGGGCATCGAGATCCGCTGGTCGGCGGGTCGATGGGTGTTCCGCGCGCGGCTGGAGATCGGCGCGCGGGTGATGACCGGACCCTGGCACGAGCGCCAGGAGCTGGCCGTCGAGGATCGTCGTCAGCTGATCCTGAACCGGGAGCGGCTCCCGGACCGGGTGCTGACCTTCGGGGACGCGCTGGCGCGGGTGGTGGCCGATGCGCGGGAGCGCGGGCTGCCCGAGGCGACGGTGCGGAAGCACTACGTCTGCCACACCGACTACCTGTCCCGGGTCTGGCGCGTCGACCTGCGGATGGTCGAGATCGACGCGGCGCAGGTGCGGATGTTCGTCCGCCAGGCCGTCGAGGAGTGGGGCCGCTCGCCGAACACGCTCCGGCAGAAGGACCTCCCGATCCTCGAGCAGTGCTACCGGGCGGCAGGGCTGAAGAGCCCGGTCGCCGCGGTCCGCGCCGAGATGCGAAGCCTGCTGAAGCCCCGGCCGCCCCGGATGAAGTTCTTCGAGCCGGCCCAGGTCGTCGAGCTGATCGACCGGATGCGGAACGCGGAGCTCTGGCACCCGAAGCCCTGCGAGGGGTGTGAGAAGCTCGACGAGGCGGCGGCGGCCGGCTGCCAGGTCTGCGGCGGCTGGGGCACGGTCGACGATCACGATCGGCCGCCGCGGTCCCTGCCGGCCCGGGAGGCGGACGCCGACCTGGTCGAGTTCCTGGCGAGCACCGGCGTCCGGTCGGGCGAGCTCGGCCGGGTGCGCCTCGAGGACGTCGACCTCGAGCGCGGGGCCGTCCACGTGGCGGTCCCGAAGGACAAGGGCAACCCGCGCGACCTGGTCGTGCCGCCGAGCCTGGCGCCGGTCGTCGAGCGGCTGGTGCGGCGCGCCGAGGGCCTGGCCGCGGAGGGGGCGAACCCGGGCCGGCTGCTGGTGCCGAGCGTCGAGTCGTGGCTCGGGAACATCGGCCGCCGCTGGCAGGTCCGACTCCGCGACCGCCGGCTGAGCGGCCGGGCCCTGCGCCACACCTTCGTCACGGGGCTGCTCGTCTCGGGCGTGAACCCGAACGACGCCCGCGACCTGGCAGGGCACAAGAGCCTGAAGACGACCGACCGGTACACCCATCTCGTCAGCGGCCGGCGCGAGAGCGCCGCGAAGAAGTGGTCGGAGCACCTCGAGCTGCTGCGGGAGCAGCAGCGGCCGCCGGCACCCGCCGACGACGAGGATCCTGAGGACGGACCGAGTCCGTGACGGCGGCGGCGAGGGCCTGCATGTCGCCCTCGCGCTGCCAGCTGCCCTCCTCCCAGCGCTGCACGTCCGCGGCCCGGAACCGGACGATCCGGCTGCGGAGGCCGCCGACGCGGAGTGCTGGGGGGAACAGGCCGCGGTCGACCAGGCGCATCACCTGGCGGCGGGTGATCCCGTAGCGCTGGCAGACCTGCTCGAGCGCGACGAACTCCTGGGTCTCGGTCATGCCGCTGGCTCCTCGTGCAGCTCGCGCAGCGCCCGCTCGATGGGCTCGGCGAGTAGCTCGATCGGGATCTGGCGGTCCGGCCAGGCGGCCTGGCGCCGCAGGACGACCTCGAGCGCCGAACGGACGGACTCGGCGAAGGCCGCGTGCCGCTCGAGGCGCTCGGCGACCGGCCGCAGCCGGACGAGCCGGGCGAAGACCATCGCGAGCCAGCCGGCGCCGTCGACGCACTCCTGGGCGGCCTCGTCGAGCAGCTCGACGGCGGTCGCGGACGTCCAGCTGCGCTCGCCGTACTCGACCGCGCCGACCTCGCTCCGCGCCCGGGCCTGGGCGGCGAACTCCTCGACGGCGGCCGGCTCGGCGCCGCGGCGCGCCGCGACGCCATCCAGCGCGGCCAGGAACGCGTCCAGGAGCGCCCGGCGGTCCTCGACGGCGATCATCGGCGGCCTCCCGCGGAAAGCGACAGCGCCGCCGGCCAGCACCATGCAAGCCGGCCGGCGACGCCATCACACCCGCGCGCGGTTCGGTCAGAACGCGCGGGCACCACCATCAGGGAGTTCGGGAGCGACCGGGTCATGCCGAGGCCTCCGCGCCGGTGCGGGGCTGGGTGCCCCGGATCCGCGTGCACTCGATCGCGGCGCGCAGCTCGGGCGGCGTCACGTGCAGCGCCTGGCCCAGCGCGCGCCACAGCCTCGGGTGCGGCCGGAAGTGGCCGGCCATCCAGCGGCTCAGCGTGCCCTGCGAGACGCCCACCTCGGCGGCGATCTCGCCCAGCAGGCAGGCCCTCCGGGCCGCCTCGCCCTCCACCAGGTCGCGCAGGGAAACGTCGCTCATGTGCTGGGAAATACCATCACCTGCGCCTCCTTTCCACCCCTTGACGAACTTTCCCGTCCGAGTATGGTCTCACCGTGGTGAGAGCGGCAGGAAACGCTTTTGTGCGGGATGTAGCGTGCACGGTGATGCCGCACCCGTCCCCCAGCAACGCTCGGATCGCGCGCAGACTGATCGCCGCCCGCGGCAAGCGCACCCAGCTCGATGTGGCCCAGGCGCTTGGCGTCGATCGCGGGACGATCCGGTCCTGGGAGACGGGTCTCAGCTCGCCGAAGGCCACAGATCTCGTCCGACTCGTCGAGATCTACGGCTGCTCGGCGGATTGGCTGCTCGGCCGCGACATCGGGCACGAGATCGTCGCTATCGTCGACGCGGACCTCGAGGCCGAGCTCCACTCCACCGACGACCTCGAGTACGCGCTGGCGCTCCTGCCTCGGCTGAGCGTGAGGATCAGCGACGGACTCGTGGTCGTGCCCGACAAGCACGAGCTCGCCGCGAGGATCGCGGCGGCCAACCGCCGGATCCGAGAACTCCAGGCACGAGACGAGCACCGCGGGACACGGTGAAGACGATGAAGCAGAGCGGGGAGATGCGATCCAGCGAGGAGCGGCCGTCGAGCTCGCCCGACTTCGTGCTGCAGACGCTGCTCAGGTCGCCCCCGCCGCGCCGCCGGCGGCCGCTGCCGCAACGACCCGCCAGCCAGCCGCCTTGGCTCTTCGCGGCGTCTGTGGCCTGCGCCCTGGTGTCCCTGGTCTCCGCGGGTGTCGCCCACGTCCAGGCCGGTGCGGCGGACGTGACCATGCCCCAGGAAGAGGCCATCCGGACGCTGAGGACGCTCGAGGACCGCCAGCTGCGGCTCGCGGCGATCGAGTCGCTGCGCCGCCATGCGATCCAGGCGGTGCGACGCCTCGAAATGACCCGGGACGTCGACATATTCGTCGGCGACCACGCCGCTGAGGCGCTCGCCTCGATCCAGCAGGAACTGCAGCGATGACCGACGAAGAGGCCCCCCTACGCATCTCTGTGTACCCCGACCCCGTGCACCGGGGCGACACCATTGAGGTCTGCTACGACTTCTCCGGTCTGCAGATCGGCCAGGCGACGATCTACGTGAACTTCGACCCACCCGACGGGTCGCAGGGCTTCCCGATCTCGCCGAACGACCCGTGCTTCGAGATCCCGATCCCGAGCACGGCCCAGGGCGTCGACATCATCGACCAGCCACGCAACAGCCAGCCGTGGATCTCCACGATCCTCCCATGATCGCCAAGCTCGCACTCTTTCTGTTCTGGGCCTGGACGCTGATCTGCGTCGGATGGGTAGGCCTGATGTTCTGGACCACCCGCGAGGTCAACGAAAAGTCTCTGTCAGACCTCGCGCAGCGCCACCAGAGAGGCGAGGTAACTGCGCAGGTCGTTTATGAGCAGATCCAAGTTCAGCAGGGAGCCAGTGTCATCGCGAACGGCGGCAACTGCCTGCTGACGGGGTCGGTCTGGGCCGGGCCTGCAGCCGTGTTGATCATCATCTACCTGCTGGCCAGACCGAAGACCGTCGTGGTAGTGGAAAGGAGCCCTCGCAGTGGACGCACCAAGACCTGATTGCCCCCAGCATCACGGCGAGCTTCGCCGCGTCGGAAAAGGTCTCGACATGGCCGTCGTCGCGCTGCATTGGTGTGAGGACACGCGCGCTGCGGAAGATCACCTACTCGGCCCGGAGCGAATCAACCAGCTGTTCGCGGCTGGTCCTCTGCCGTGCGGCGGAATGCGCGCAGCCTGTCCGCTCGCCGAGTCGCAGCGGGACTCGGATCAGACCTGATCCGGAGCCTGCGGCTGCTTTTCTGTCAGTGCTTGAGGCGCTTTCGCGCGTCGTCCGGCTTGCCAGCCTCGGTGTAGTCGAGGCCCTGCCGGTCGCCTGGCTCGATGATATCGCCGTCGAACGAGCCGTGGGCGGCCCGCGCCAGGTGGGTCCACGCGACGAGCTCCTCGCCGACGAGCCAGAGCCGCAGGTCCTGCGGCCCGCACTCCGGGGCCGTCGCACGGACGTCCGCCGACCAGGCGTAGCGGTCGAAGTCGGTGATCCACGACGTCCGGTAGCTCCCCTTCCCGGGCTCGCCGATCTCCAGGATCGACCAGCCGAAGGTCGGGAGCTGCTCGCGCAGGACGCTCCAGGCTCCGGCCTCGACGGCAGCCGCCGTCGGCGGCGGGCCGAGCTCGGCCAGCAGGATCGTGCGGAGCGCCGGCGTCGGGCGCCTGGTGTCGCGGATCAGCGCGTCGCAGCTGGCCAGGATGGCGGCCAGGCAGCAGACCACCGTGCGTGCAGCGTTTCCCATGCCGGCAGCCTACGCGCCCCGGCTGGGGGGATTCGACCGCCGTCCAGGATCCGGACTGCCGTTCAGGAGAGCGCCAGGTCGAGCACCCGGCCGGCGATCCGGCGGATCAGGCCGTCATAGGCCTGCCAACCCCTGATCTCGACCGCGCCGGCGATCTGGAGCGCTCGGGCCCGGACGTGCCGGAGGTGGCCCTCGACGTCCTCGCCGGCGAGCGCGCGCGCCGCGAGCAGGACGCCGTCCCGGACGCACTCCTCGAGCGCGGCCTTGTCCTCCGCGGTGAAGGCTGCCCTGGCGTCGGCCAAGAACCGGTCGACCTCGCCGGGGATGTCGAGCCGGCTCATCGGCCCGCCTCCACCTGCTCCGGCACCGGCAGCCCCAGCGCCAGGCCGGTCGCGTCGAGCCGCGCGCGCCAGGCGACCAGGTTCTTCAAGCGCAGCTCCTTGTCCTCCGGACGCATCGCCGGGTCGGCCTCGACGTAGGCCCACCACTCGACGCCGATCGAATCGTACTGGGCCCGCTCGGCCTGGTACTGGGTGACGGTGGTCGGGGCCGAGCACGCGGACAGCGCGCACAGGACCGCGAGGGACAGGGTCAGGATCGTCTTCGTCATCGTTGCTGCCTCACGTGTTCGTCGAGCCGCTCGCGCAGCTTGTCGACGCTAGCCTTCGCCTCGCCAAGGCCGAGCGATACCCGCTCGACCCGGTCCGTGATCTGGCTCGTGACCTTCTCGTGGGCGGTGGTGATCCGGTCGAGCGACTCCCGGAAGTCACCGCGCTCCGCGGCCCGCTCGGTGCGGACCTCCTCCCGCATCTCCTTCAGGCTCCGCAGGAACAGCACCACGACCACGATCACCGAGGTCGTCGCGCCGCCTGCCGTCAGGAGCCGTAGAACGCTGTCGTCGAGTCCCATTAGGTTGCTCTCCACCGATGTAATCACTCGCCCAAGAACCTCACCACCACCACCGCGGTCGGGTCCACTATCTCGGATCCAGACAGGACCACGAACCACTGATCGCCCGGCTCAAGATTCACTTCCGCCGACCACTCCCCATGCACGAGCACGAGACCTGGTGATACCAGCACCTGCGTGGGGATCACCATCACCGCAGGCAACGCAGCCGCTGGAGCGATCGTCTGCGCGACAGCTGATACTGCTTGGGCGGGCAGTGGAGCGGTCGCTCCTCCGGCCACCGCAGGGGACAGGCCTTGGACCCTTCCGCTGGTCGTCTGAGTCGGCAGGGCCGGCAAGGCTGCCCCGGCAACCACAGGGGACGTAGTGTGCCCCAGGCCTCCGCTGGTCTGGGAGGGACTGCCGGGTCTCGCGGTCCCAGCACTCGCTGGGACGAGGCCGTGTGCTCCCCCTCCGGTGACCTGCACAGGCAGGGGCGGGAGGAAGAGACCAGCGATCGCCGGGGACAGAGTGACGCCGAGAGGACCGACGGTGACCGTCAGTCCAGGAGGTGCTGCGAGTCCGGTGGTGGCCGGACTGGCGACCTGGGCGACCGGGCCGAGAGACTGGATCGGTGCCACACTGGTGGCGAGCCCACCGGTCGCGATCGAGAGGGTGTGCCCGATCCCCCCAAGGGTCTGGGAGGGTGCCGCGGGGGCGGCGGGGGCGCTCGAGGCGCCCGCGGTGTGCCCGATCCCCCCGAGGGTCTGGGAGGGTGCCGCAGGGGCGGCGGGGGCGGCAGCCGAGGGACTGGTGGTCTGCTCGGTCCCAGCCGAGACCACGACGGCCTCGTCGTAGGCGCCGATCGACCAGAAGGACCGAGCGTTCCCGGCGATGTCGTCGTCGATCCGCAGCGAGAACCGCCGCGAGTTGCCGTCGAGATCGCTCTCGGCGAGCGGGCGGAAGTCGCCGCCATCGGCATCGACGAACGATCCGGCAGGGGTCGCGTTCAGCCAGTAGGTGGTGCCGGCGACGAACTCCGAGGTGTCGGTGCCGCTGACCACGATGTAGTCGAGGGCGCCGGGGCCGGCGTTGATGTAGATGACCGGCTCGACTGAGTTGAGAGCGCAGTCGATGAACGCGCAGTTGTAGCAGAAGAAGCCGCCCTGGCCGGTGCGCAGTCCTGGGCCGCCTGTGTTATAGGCGACGCAGTTGTAGGTGCGCGAGTAGCTGGGCAGGGTGTAGCCGGTGACGGTTCCAACGCCGTTGCCGTGGACGATGCAGTTGCGGATGCGGGCCCAGTTGGCGGCAGGGAACGAGCAGTTGATTCCGCCCTGGGTCCACCCGCCGACTGCGATCGCGTTCGACTTCAGGTAGACGCCTTCGAGGACCTGGTAGAGGGCCTCGAGGCTGATGCCTCGCTCCATCCCTGCGCCGGTCCACGTCGCGATGACCCCGAAGTGGCCCATCTCGCCGAAGGCCTCCAGGTTGGAGACCGGCCTCCGGGCGAGCGCGAGGTCGAACACAAGCTTGGTGCCGGTGTCAGCTGCAGGGTCATACCCAGCACCTTCCAGACGTCGGTAGCGTGCCGTGTCGACAGTGGCACCACTGATCGTGAACGAGTCAGTGTAGCTGAACGTCTCGGCCGCCATGACGCCGATGTGGCGCTCGTCGGCGGTCACGAGGTCGTCGTCGGTGTCGGCCTCCCACAGCTGCGGGGTCGCGTAGTAGCCGGCGGATCCGATGGTCCTCGACACCACAGTGGCACTCTCGCGGTCGATCGCTCCGTAGGCCCAGGCCTCGCGCGTATCACCGTAGATGTCGGTGGTGAATGAGGCCGACAGGTCTGACGCACCTGAGGTCAGTGGTCCCAGCCTGAGAGGCCTCAGGTCCAGGTTGTCAGGGTCCGAGTAGCACGCCGCCGCCGTCTGCGAGGTCAGAGAGCCCGTGCCCGTTGCCGTGGCGTCGTAGGAGACGTTGTAGCTCTGGGTGATGGTCCCGTTGAACGCTGCGGTGATCGCGCTGAGGCAGACGCTGTTGATGACCGTCGCCGTCCCAGAGGACCGATGGAACCCGTAGCGTAGCAGGCCGTGGGCCGTGCAGTTCTGGGCGGTCTGCGTGCCGTAAGTCAGGACAAACCCGTCGATCACGGTGTTGTTCGCCGATACCCCGTAGCCGACGGCCACCGAGTTCCGAACTGTCGAGTCCTGCGACGCGTCGAGGTGGAAGCCGCTCGCGGTGACTGCCGTGCTCGAACTGTTGGTGATCATCACCGTGCAGCCGTCGATCAGCTGCCCGACCGGTGACAGGTCGTAGTAGACCTGGATCCCGCGCACCCCGCTGACCCCGTTGACGTCGACATCTACTCCGATGCCACGCAACGTCAGGTAGGCCTCCCTCATGCTGATGCAGGCTGAATTAACCGAACCAGCCTTGAAGTGGAACACTACCCCGGACTGCGTCCGCGGGTCGCACCTCACACCATCCGTGGTCAGCGTCCGGTTGCGAGTCGCGTCGGTGGTGGCCCCCGCGATGACGAGCGACGAGGAGGTCGGCCCGTAGGCCTGCGAGGCCACGAGCCCGAAGTGCTGCTGATCGAGCGTGACGAGGTCGTTGTCGGTGTCCGCCTCCCAGTTCGTCGCGTTCGAGTAGGTCTTGCCCGATCCGATCGTGCTGTTCACCACCGTGACCATCAGACCCTCGCTTCCAGGTAGTCCCTGATCCAGCGCATCTGACTGGTGGTCAGCTCGATGTCCGTGCGGTCACGCACCGCGTCCACGATGATCTTCCGAGCCTGCGCGGGCATCGCCGCGAGAGCGGCATCGATGCGCCACTTCTTCGCGCGGCGACCGATCTCACTGCCCTCGACGAAGTCCTGCAGCTGTGAGGCTGGGACGCCAGGGAAGTTGATCGCGAGCAGCCGGGGGCTGGCGGTGACTCCGGGGCCAGGGTGCTCGTCGGCCACATCGACGATGTCTCCACGCTGCCACAGCTGGCGGCGCTGCTCTGGGGATGCCGTGGCAACCTGATGGTTGTCCACGATCCGCAGCGTGACCCAGCACATCAGGCGGTCGGGAACTGCAGGAGACCTTCGGCGTTCGGAGTGACCGTCAGGTCCGAGCCGTTGGTCGTCAGGGGCAGGGTCCCCGACGCGAGGGTGTCGATGTAGGCGATCAGGCGGGTGGTCGTGTCGTTCGCCCCGCCTTCCTTGACGACGACGTAGGCGGCGATGGTGGCGTTGGTGGCACCGCCAAGGGCGGTCCACGAGAAGGCCGCGCAGTTGAACTCGACCCGGTCGTTGGTCTTGTCGACCGTGAGGGTCTTGCTTGCGAGCGTCTTGCGCCCGGCCCCGCCCCAGCCACCGGTGTAGTTGGTCGCGACGATCTCGGCGTCCACGACGTCCGACGCACCGCCGGCATCCGCGACGTCGTCGTCGCGGTTCGCCACATACGTGGAGGTCACCGGGATCACCTTGATGGTGTCGGCAACCAGGTCGATCGTGCCGGCGATGATCTCGCCCAGCGCGGTGTTGTAAATGAAGTTTGCCATTGTGTCAGACGGCGAAGTTGAACTCGGCTATGGCGGCCGTGACGCCATCCCGCGTGCGAAAGAAGGTCGCCGACCACTCGCCGGCTCCCGCTGATGCGTGGCGCATGGCAATCGCTATGTAGACCGATCGCCTAGCAGTTGTCACCGGAATTGCCAGATCAGCGCTTGGAGTAACACCTCCCACGCTTAGCGGGATGGATGTCGCCCCACCGATCGCCGATCCGGCGAGCACGGTCTCAGTTGCCCGCAGCTCTCGGAACGACACGATGCCAGCCTCCTCCACCACGATCGAGCGCGGCCGCGTGTCGAGGGTGACGCGGCCGGCGCTGTTCTCGACGGCGGGTGCCACGAGGACGTAGTCCTCGCCGACCACGATCGGGTTGCCGTTCCGGTCGACCATCAGTCCGCCCTGGCGTAGACCTCGACGGCCAGGAGCACCCGAGCCGCGGCGAGCGACGTCGGGACGCCGTTGGCCGTCACCCGGACCTCGAGAACGGTGTCGGCGGCGATCGTGGCGTTCTGGTCCGGGGCCCAGAGCTTCGGCGTGTCGACGGCGAGTTCGTCGCCGTTCGTGCTCGGCAGCACTGAGAAGAGGCTTTGCGCGTTGGTGACGTCGTAGATCTCGAACGTCCAGTTGTTCGTGCCGTCCGAGGCCGCGGTGGCCGTGTCGGAGAGCACGCAGAGGTTCGTCACCACGAGCTTCGTCGGCTGAGGCGGCACGAAGAACGCCTCGCCGCCGGCCAGACCCGCGGCCTGGTCGTTCACCGGGACCCGCCTGGCGCTGCCGTTCGCCCAGATCGGGCCGATGACGACCCAGCTGGTGCCGTTGTGCTGCTTCAACGTGCCGGCGCCACTGTCCGCCCAGAGCTGCCCCGAGACCGGGTCCGGAGGCTCGCTCGCGCCCAGGCAGACCGCCTGGAGCGACCGGATCGCGGTCGGGAACAGGGTCGTGAGGGCGGTTGCCTTGGTCACGTTGGTGGTGTCGACGTCGATCGTCTGGCTCATGCGAATGCCTCCGCCCGGAGGTGCGTCACCACCCGGAGCTGGTCCTGGTCGATGCGGTCGAGCTTCAGCCGGACCGCGAGGGTCTGGGCGCGCCGCCGGCCCGGGACGAACGGCTCCCAGCCGCCGCCGTCCCAGGAAACCTCCACCGCGGCGCGCGACAGCTCGCCGAGGGTGCCCTCCGGACCCGTGCAGAGGGTCCGGTCGTGGGCGCACAGCTCGGTGTCGCCGGCGATCGCGTCCTGGTCGAAGTCCCAGCAGCCGGGTTGCCGGCGCGATGGTTCCCGGCCGTGGACCTCCTGCCACTGGTTCTCCGGCTCCCCGCAGAGGCTGCCGTCGTCGAACTCGCAGAGCTCGCCGGAGGTCGCGTGGGTGCCGAGCACCAGGCGCCAGTCGGCGGTGACCGATTCACCGAGGTCGATCAGGTCCGCGGTCGGCTGCCAGGTCCCGGAGTAGGCGCCATCCTGCAGCTGCAGGATCCCCGACGCGTGCTCGGTCCGAGCGAAGGTCCCGATCGACAGGTCCGCGGTCGCAGTGGCCAGGCGGTGCTCGTGCGGCCAGACCGCCCGGGTCACCTCGAGCTGGTCCCAGCGCTGCGAATAGAGCCCGCCGGCGAAGCGCGCCCGGACCATCAGATCGTGGGTCCCGGTCGGCAGGTGCTCGAGCAGGACCTCGGGCGCCTCGACCCGGGCGAGGACGGGGGCTCCGGTCCAGACCGTGCCGCGCCGGACCTCGTAGTACAGCAGGTCCTCGGCGACCGCCGGCCGCCAGGTCAGCAGGACGCCCGTCGGGGTGTCGAGGGCCTCGACCGACGAGAGCCGCGAGGAGTCGACCGGCCGGAACTCCGGCGCCCGCAGCGTCGCCGAAGCAGCCAGACCGGGCGAGTCGAAGGTGCCCTCGTCGTCCTCGACCGCCACGGCGATCGTCAGCTGATCGTCGGGGTCGACCGGCGCGGTCATGCTGTCCCCGACGACCTCCCCGATCAGCTCGAGTGGCCGGCCCGGCAGGGCCGCGTAGACGCGGGCCCGCTTGCCGCGCTTGCCGCGCGGCATCGTCCAGCGGATCTCGGTCATCCCGGCCGCCTTGGCCGGCACCAGGCTGATCTCCGTGGCGTCCGGGACGTAGTCCGAGCTGCCCAGGTCGGTCGAGGCGGACTCCGCGCCGAACCCGAGCAGGCCGGGGTCGACGTCGTAGGCCGACGGGGTCCAGAGCACGGCGTGCAGCTCCCGGCGCATGTCCCCGGTGAGGCTGCAGCCGACCACGACGTAGTCCTCGACCCCGTACGCGCTGGCCTCGTCCGGAGCCATCGTGTCGCCGTCGTACTCGCCGACCACCACCACCGCATCGACGTCGATCGTCACGGGGGCGTGCGTCGCCAGGACCGTCCCGGCCGGGTAGGTGCCGTTCGGCTCGTCGATCAGCCAGAAGCCCGGCAGCCCGCCGCTGGCCGCGGCCTGGGGTGCCTGCACCGCGACCGACCTGGCGCCGGCGCTGATCTCGAGGTCGACGTCGAGGACGATCTCGGCCACCGCCGCCGAGGCCCTGGCGGTCCGGCAGCTGAAGTAGATGCCACGGTCGCCGAACGGCCGGTAGGCGTCGTGCTGGACGCCGACGATGTCGCCGATCTCGACGGGCAGCTGGTCGGGGCCCGCGACGCAGCGGATCCGCTTCCGGACCAGCCTGGCGAGGGCGTGCTGGAACAGCGCCTCCCGCCGCGCCTGGCGCGGCCGGGTCACGCCGTACATCTCCAGAGTCTGCTTCCGGACCTCGTCCGGGACGGCCTGGGTCGGATCGTTGGTCTCCGCCTCCGGGTCCTCGACAGGGATCAGGTCCTGCTCGTAGTCGAGGTCCTCGTTCAGGATCTGGACGTCGAGGATGTTCGGCCGGCGCCGCGTCGGCATGTAGCTGACCTCGAACTCGTCGAGGTTGCTGGTCGCGACGATGGACACCCTGGACCGTGACGGGACGGTGTTCGTCCCCCGTCCGTGGGCGTCGCGGAACTGATAGACCGGCTTGATCAGGTTGCCGGTCAGGACCGGCACAGCGCGACCCGCCCGGAACACGCGGAGCAGCGCGTCCCAGGCATTCATGCCCTTGTCGAAGACGACGTCGCAGCACATCAGCGCCTGGCCGTCGTCGTTCTGGTCGCAGAAGTCGGCCCAATCACGGAACGCCGCCGCGTCGAGGTCGAGGTCGCGGAACGCGTGTCCCAGCGCGAAGTCGCTCGTCAGCAGGTCGGCGGCGATCCAGGCCGGATTGCGACCGGGCGGGAAGATCCAGATCCCGACGTACGGATCGCCCGCCTCATCGCCGGCCCGCGGCTGGGCCCAGTAGCGCTCGCTCGACCAGCCGGCAGCCTCATCCCAGACCCGGACCTTCCGCCACTTGCCGCGAACCTGCCACTGCGGCTGCCCGCCCTGCATCTTCTCGGTGGCCCGCAGCCTGACCGCGAGCTGCGCCAGGCGCGGGTACGACAGCGTCCGGTCGATGATGTATTCGATGTCGCGCCAGATCGCGTAGTCGATGATCCCCGCGTCGCTGGGAGCCACCACCGCGCCGTTCGGCGTGATCCGGACGACGCGGACATCGAACGCAGTTGGCGCCGGCGACGGGGACGGGAGAGCCACCTCGTACCACGTGGAGAACGATCCTCGCCTCGGTTCCGGCGGCGCCACGACGAAGCGTGACGCGGTCGACCACGGCCCGTTGTTCCACCGGAAGTCGATGTCGAACTCGCAGCGGTGGCGGTTGTAGTTGCCGTTGTGGACCGTGTACAGGCCCTGCGGGAACTCGACACGGACCGCGAAGCGATTGGCCTCGCCGGTCGGGATCTGCTCGATCGCGCGCGCGAACTCGTCCTCGAGCTCGACGTTGACGGCGACCGAGTTGCGGACGTCGGCGAACGACGGGATCGGCGGTTGGAAAGCCGACCCGAGCCGGACGAAGCACTGCGCGACCGAGCTTCCCAGCACGTTGCCGTTCACCCGGACGTTGGTCGGGAACCTCGCGTTCGGGTTGAAGTCCGGCGCGACCCCGCCGAGGTAGTCGGCGTCCCGGTCGATGTCGCCGATCGAGTAGACCGGCCCCTCGCAGAGTGCCAGACGCGTCGCGAGGACCTCGGTGTTGCTCACCTGCGCGAGCGGCTCGACCGAGGTCTCGATCACCTGGCCGCCGAGGTCGTGCAGACCGTACGCGACCGGGATCCGGAACCCGGAGCCGTAGGTCGTGCCGATGCCCTGCCAGCTGTAGGTGGCGCTGGATTCGTCGCCGCGCTGCTGCGGCATCTCCGGGGGCGGCGCAAGCAGCGACCACAGGTACGAGATCGCGACGGCGATCGCCGCCGGCAGCAGCACATTGGCTGCGATCCACCCGAGCACCGCCAGGAATCCCGGGTGCGGGGCGATCAGCACCTCGGTGTCGTGCAGCGGCTCGTCGAGCGCCGAGCCCTCCAGGATCCGTGCGAGGCTGGTCACCAGGACCTCGTCGCCCCAGTCCTCCGGGGCGTACAGCCGCATCAGCTCGCGGCCGGTCATCCCGTCGCGGGCGCACGAGACGGATCGCACGATGGTCGGACCGACCACGGAGGAGCAGACCACGACGCGGATCACCGGAACCTCCAGATCGAATGCAGGCGCGCGCGGACCATGTCGACGCGATCGCGACGGACGCCACGCGGCGTCATCGACACCAGGACGCCCGGGCACTCGACCCAGCACACGTGCTCGACCCGGCTCAGGTCTTCGGCCATCAGCCAGGCGACGTCGCCCATGCGCTCCTCGCCGAGCCGCACGGTCTCGCCGGGAATCGCCGGGAGCTCGCGCAGGTCGCGGTCCTCCGACCACCAGGCGCGCACGATCTCCGTCAGGTCCGGGCACGGGGTGCCGGCCGCGGCCGCGAGCCAGAGGACCGCGCCGTAGCAGTCGAGCCCCTCGACGGTCCTCCCGTGGCGCTCCCAGCGAGGCTGGAGAGCCATCAGCCGATCGACGGGCCTCACCGGACCCTCCTCGGGATGCCCGGGAAGCCGCCGTACTGGGCCGGGTGCTGGCGCACGATTCCGCGCGCGGCCTCGTCGTCGCCGCGCAGCACACAGTCGGCGAAGTCCTTCCGGCAGGTCTGGTAGTTGGCGCCCAGGGTCGGGTCCGGCTCGTAGCCGCACTCCGGGCCGCGGAACCTCCACCGGCAGCGGTCGCGCATGTAGGCGTCCCGCGGGACCTGCGCGTCGAGGAACGCGCGGGACTCGAGCTGCAGGACGACGGCTGCGGCGTCGAGCTGGGCGCCTGAGATGATCCAGCGGAACGGGATCCGCTGGTCGATGGACGCCAGGTGCGCCCGGTGGACCGTGGCGAGCACCGCCGTCCGGTCCATCAGGCCCTGCCCCTGCTCGAGGTACAGGGCCACCTCCCGGCGGATGTTGGCGATCGTCAGGGTGGTCCGCGGCACTCCGGCCTGGTCGTCCCACTCGATGTCGCCGCGCGCGCACGGGAAGGGCTGGTAGACGGGAGCCGTCGGGTCGCCGGACGGGAAGCGGATCGGCTCCGGCGCGTTCGTGATCGCCAGCACCACCCGAGCGGTCGTGCTCACGTCGATCTCGATCTGCCAGAGGTCGAGCCACGGGTCCGGGTTGTGCACCCGCCGCGACTCGGCCAGAAGCTCGGGCGTCAGCTCGCGCATCAGGGCCCTCCCCCGAACCAGACCAGCTCGACGACCTCGACCTGGACACTCCAGATGCCGCCGCCGACCGACTCGTAGCTCAGGCTCGAGCCGTTGACGACGAAGGCCGTCAGCGTGTCGGTCAGCGGGTGCTCGAGGGCGAAGGCACCGTCGTCGAGGCCGAGGATGTCTGCCAGGACCTCGTCGCGCCGTGGGATCTCCGCCTGAGCGGATCCGATCCGCGTCCGCCAGCGCAGCGTCCAGGTGTCGCGAGGCTGCAGGAACGCGCCCCAGGTGATCGGGCGGCCGTCGAAGGTCAGGATCTTGGCGCTGCGGTTGAGCCGCCGGCCGGACAGGACCCCGGACGGCTGGTGCCGCAGCCGCGGCAGGTTCGCCGGCGACAGCGACTCGCCGTCCTGGAGCAGGTAGACCGTCGGGCCGACGGCGTCCTGGTCCTGTCGCTTGGCCAATCCACCGATGGCGGCGTCGAACGCGAGCACCAGGTGTGGGCCGGCGAAGAAGCGGCGCTGCTGCGTGATCCTCGTCGGCTGCTGCAGGACGTCGATCGGATCGTCGAGCGGGTTGATCTGCCCCTCGTGGCTGATCTGGTAGCCAGCCGATCCAGCCCGGTACGGCGCCGTCTGGTAGTCCGGCATCCGATCCTTGCGGTCCGTCTGCAGGACGTAGAGCTGCGGCTGCTCATTGGCAGCGAGCTGCAGGGCTCCGTTCAGCTTGACCGAGCCCGCGAATCCGATCGACAGCTCCGGCAGGTGCTCGTTCAGCGGGACCGCCCAGCCCATCGCGACCCGCTCCTGCCCGATCTCCGGGACGTGCAGTGCGGTGGCCGGATCCTGCTGGTTCGCGCTGGTCCCGTGGACCGGGGCGTAGAGCCGCTTCGCTGGCACCGTGCCTATGTCCGGCGCCGCGGCCTCGTACCAGACTGGGTCCAGGTCGTCGATCCGCACGTACCCGACGAACGCGTAGCGCACGATCGAGGCCTTGGCCGTGGCGCTCGGGGCGAAGGTGTCCAGGCCGCGCAGATCCTGGGTGACCGCTCCCGCCGTCGACGGCACCTCGAGGACGTTGGCGCCGGCGTGGACGTGCCGCATCGGGTTGGTGGCCGTCGGGACGTCCGCGCGGGCGTGCGTGCCCCAGGTCCCGGTCGCCTTCGTGACCCCGCTGAACTGCTGCCGGAACGTGGTCGGGTCGTGGGGGCTCCCGGCCTCGTACGCGGCGCAGCCGTAGGTCAGGTATGTGGCCGTCCCGGAGCCGGGGACCGGGATCGCGTGCGAGGCGAGGCTGGCGCTGCTCTCGGTCAGCGTGATCGGCGAGACCGTCCAGAACTCCCCGTGCTCGATCCCCTCGGCGTCGAGCGCAGCCAGGTTCCAGACCGTCAGAGTGACGTCCTCGATCTCGACGCTGATCGGCAGGTCGAAGGAGAACCCGGGCTGGGCTCCGATCCGGGTCGCGACCTGGATCACCGGCTGGCCCGAGGACAGCGGCTGCACGCCCTGACGCCAGACAGCGCAGTACGTGATCGCGTTGTCCTGCTGCTCGCCGACCATCGGCGGGATCGACCAGTCGCCCTCACGCAGCATCCAGCGGCCGTTCGCCAGGCCCTGAAAGTGCGGCCAGGTCGGCCGGATCTCCATCTGGGCAGCGCGCGTGCCGGCACCCAGCAGGCCGGAGAGGTCCACGTTCCCGAACCGCACGTGCAGCACGCACAGCAGGGTGTCGGTCCCGGACGGACTGCCGACGTCGGCCAGCTGCACGGCCATCAGCGGCTGCCACGGCGCCGACGCGAACGAGGTCGTGCCGATCGCCGTGAAGCGCCGCGGACCGCGCGCGTTGAACACGTAGCAGAGCTTCCGAGGAGCCGCCATCAGCCCTGCACGAGCCTCCGGAACGACGGCTGTCGCCGCACCCCGTCCATCACGATCTGCTTGATCGCCTCCTTCTGCTGCTCCAGCACGCGCCGGACGGACGGGCCGTCGACCGCGTTGATCGTGATCGCCACGTGGGCCTCCGACGCACCGCCGCCGCCACCGCCGAAGGAGGAGCCGAGGAACTGGCCACCGCCGCCGCCGGCCGACCACGCACCGAGGTTGGCCCCGCCGCCCGGCTTCCGGAATCCAGCGTCAGCCGCAGCATCCCCACCGCCGCCGCCTCCACCGCCGACGAGCCCGCCGATCGCTCCGCCGATGGCGGCCTGCAGGAACTGCAGCACGATGAACCTGGCGATCAGGCGCTCGATCTCGAGCAGGATCGCCCGGGCGGCCTCGCGGAAGGCGTCCTTCCACGACCGGGTCCGGTTGATCGCGTCGACCAGCGCTCCGGTCAGCTGGGAGTCGATCGCTCCGGTCAGCTGCTGCACGCCGTCCTGTGCCTGCTGGGTCAGGTCCTTCAGCCCGTCGACCCAGCTCTTGAAGCCGCGTCCGATCGTCGCGAAGTATTTCTCGAACGCTGAGGTGGTCGCCTCGACCTCGGCGGGCTTGGGCAGGAGCCCCACGCCGTCCAGGTCGGAGAGCGCCTGCTGTCGCGTCTCGCCGTAGAGCTCCCGGAAGCGCTCGACCAGCTTGCCGACCGTGTCGAGGAAGCCGTCGGCGCTGCCCTCCGACTGAGCCAGCGCCGCGGCGAGCGCGGTCTGGAGTGCGAGTTCCTCCTGCACCTGCTGGATCCGCTGCCGCACCGGCTGGTTCTCCGGCTCGAGCGTCTGCGTCCGGCGCAGCCCCTCGAGCTCCTCCCGGAGCATCCGCACCCGCTCGGCCGCCCCGTTCGCGCCCTCGCTGAAGCTCGACATCCCGTCGCGCGCGCCGGGGATCCAGGCGCTGACCAGGTCGAAGACCTCGCGGATCTTCCGCGCGACCTCGACGATGAACTGCACCACCCGCGCGACCGCCGAGACGACGAGCGCGATCACCTGGGCGACGAGGGCGACGATCGCGTCCCGGTTCTCCGCGATCACCCGCGCGATCGTGCGAAGGGTGGCGATGATGTCGGCGCCGAACGTCGCGAGGAACTGCCGCTTCACCCCGGCCACGGCCCGGTCGAGGTCAGCGAACGCGTTGCGGACGCCCACCGCGGCCTGGGCCTGGCGATCGCTGACGATGCCGAGTTCCTCCGCGAGCTGCTTCCACTTCGCGATCGCCTCGGGCCCCTTCGACAGCAGCACCGACAGCAGGTTCTCGCTGCCGCCGATCAGGTCCTCGGTGATCAGGACCAGCTCCTCGGTCCGGCCCTCCCGCTGGAAGCGCTGGTAGGCGGCCGCGAGCTCGTCGATCAGGTCGACCGCGTTCTTCAGCCCACCGTTCGCGTCCAGGGTGCTGATCCCCAGCCGCTCGAACTGCTCGGCCTGCGTCCGGGTGCCGCGCTGGGCGTCGTCGAGCCGCTCCTGCAGCGTCTTCAGACCCTCGACGATCACGTCGAACGACAGTCCGTTCTGCTCGGCGGCGTACGACAGCCGGTCCAGCTCGCCGACCGTCGTCCCCAGCTTCTGGGCCCACAGGTCGTACTGGGCGGTCGTCGTCGCGATCTCGCGGGTGTGGTTGACGATCGCCCTGCCGCCCAGGTAGGCGAAGACCGACGCCAGCGCACCGCGGACCGAGAACAGCTGCCGCCCGAGATTGCGGAAGCCCTGGAGCGTGCGGTCGAAGAAGCCGCGGAAGCCGTTCTGGATCGTGCGGACGGTCCGGGTCATCTGATCCCGGACGCTCGCGACGATTTCCAGTCGGGTTTCGGCCATCACTTCCTCGCTGCTGCCTCTCGCCTCTGCTTCTCGATCCGCTCCCGCTCAGCGGCGACCAGCCGCAGAGCACCCAGGAACTGCTCGCTCTGCTCGAGCACGCCGCCGTCGGCCGGCCAGCCCAGGCCCTCGAGCGCGATCACCGCGAGCTCGACGGTCTGCCCAGCCCAGGCCTCGATCACCGCCCCGGGGCAGCGGCGCAGCTCCCAGCTCCCACCGCCCCGGCAGACCGGGCAGGCCGTGTCCCGCCCGTCGCAGGCGTAGCACGGCAGCTCGATGCCGGTGCCCTCGGGAACGTCCACGGTGCAGCCGAGCCAGGCCTGCTCCTCCTCGGAGAGCGTGTGGCAGTGGCCGCACCGCGAATCGCCTGCGCCGCCGAGGGTCCGCGCACAGGCGATCAGGAGTTTTTTCGGTCGGTGGCATCTAGCCCTCCGCAGTTGCGGCCGATCACGTGCTCGCCGATCCGCATCGCCGCCGCCGGCGGGAGCAGGTCGAAGACGTCGTGCCGGACCACGGTCTCCCGGCTGCCCTGGATCGTCTCGAGCGCGAGCTCGCAGCCGAGTTCCGACCCGTCGGAGGCGGTCACGTTGCGCCAGCCACGGATCGCCAGACGGGCCGCGTCGGCGAAGACGTCGGCCGGGCCGTCGTCCTTCGCCGTGTCGACCCGCATCAGGCGGTTCGTCAGCTTCCGGACGTGCTTGGCCGGCAGCGGGCGCAGCTCGAACTCGGACCGATCCGGGTGATCGGGCGGCAGCTGCTCCTCGTCCGGCAGCGTCCAGGGGTAGGTCTCGTTGGGGTTGATCGCTCGAACCATGCAGCCTCTCGTGTCTCAGCGGGTCAGGATCAGGAGCTCGTCGTCGCCCTGGATCTGGCGGCACTTCGCCTCCACCTGGACGGTCAGGCGCCCGCCGTCCTCGCCGTCCTGCGCCGAGACCAGCTGCAGGCGCGGACAGGCGATCGCGATGATGTTTCCGGCCGTCGTGCCGAGCTTGAACCCAGCGGTCCGCCAGGTGCCGTTGGTGATCGCGTTCTCGATCTGCCAGCCCGCGTGGCCGGGACGCTGGACGGTGAAGCTCAGGGTCGGGTCGCGGTCGCCGATCGAGAACCCGACGGTGCCGTCGGACGCGTTCGCGTCCTGCTCCCGCTCGATCGTGTTGCCCGGGGTCAGGGTTGCCGCGAGCGTTCGGAGCGGGATGCCGAGGTAGTCGGCCCGGGCGCCGGCCCAGCGCGGCGCGACGGTGGACGGGAACGAGATCCCGGTCGGGTGCGGCTGGGAGTCGCGGCCGCTCGGCCGGCCCTGCAGCTCGAACGTCATCCGGCCCGGGTTGCCGGCGGTCAGCTCGATGCTCCAGTTGCTCCGGCAGCCGACCGCCCGGCGCAGGAACCCGTCGCGATACAGCCAGGCCGTCGAGCTCTTGCCGGCGACCTGGGTCGGGTCCGCGGTCAGGGTCGCGTTGCTCGCGGTGGTCGCCGAGTAGACCGTGTCGCCGCTGTTGAAGGTGCCGTAGTAGACCGCGACGGTGATGTCCGATCCGTCCACGGCGACGACCTGCCCAGCCGCCCGCCACTGGCCGGGTGCGTTCTGCCGGATCAGCTCCTCGCCGGCGGCCGGGGTCGCCCCGGACCAGGCCGAGACCGGGAACTGGATCAGCTCCTGGCTCTCGGGGTGCCAGACGTAGCCCTCGGTCGTGACCGTGCCGCAGGTCGCCTCCACGCCGTTCTGCTGGCCGACGATGCGGTCGCCGGTCGCGAAGGTGCCCTGGACCTCGTAGCCCCAGAGGTTGCCGGTGAACGCCCCGTCGTTGTGCTCGAGGTCGGCGACGAGCAGGACCGGCGCGTCGTCGGCCACCGTCATGTAGCCGCCGGGGCCCTTGAGCACCCAGCCGGCCCGGATGCGCGACGTGGTCGCGATCGGCCGGATCAGGATCGTGGTGCCGGAGATGTACCGCACGATCCCCGTGAACGGTGCCGTGGCCTCGTCGGTGCCCGACGGGTAGGCGGTCACGGTGTCGCCGACCAGCGGGGCCAGGCCGAGGCCGTCGCCGGACTCCGCCACTGAGTCCCAGGTGGCCGAGTCGAGCGTGTTCTGCCCGACGACGGTCTCGCCGGCGATGTAGTTGCCGCCGTTCACGTAGCCGCTGCCGTCCCCGACCGTGTCGTGGCGGACCAGGGTCAGCGGCAGCTTGCGGGCGGCCTCGCGGGCCATCATCGCGGTCTCGAGCGCGCGCGCGAACTCGGGCACGATCGCAGCCGAGCCGGCCCCGCGCATCTGGAGCGCGAACGAGTGGCTCGCGACCTGGCTGCCGACCGCCGTGACGTCGCGCGACAGCGACCCGCCGTAGACCCGGTCGTCGATCTGCTCCCAGGTCTCCTGGGGAGTCAGCTCGACCACCGCGAGCGCCTGCCGCTTGCGCGCGTCGTCCGACAGCGCCAGCAGCGCGTCCGTGCCGTAGTTGCTCTCGGTCCCGAGCATCAGGACCGTCTTCCGTGCCAGCATGTGATCAGACCTCGCTCGTGAACGACTCTCGGATGGTGACCTCGGCGACGCCGCGCGCTCCCGCGAGGGACCACACCGGCTGGCCGTCGTAGACCGCAGCGACCGACGCCGACTCGCCGGGCGGCGTCCAGCGGAACGGCCTGGTCTCGCGGTGGGCGTCGAAGTGCATCAGCAGCCCGCGCAGCCGCCCCCTGCTGATCGGCGACCACCGGACCGACCAGACCCTGGGGCG